AAGTTGCTGCTAGTGAAAACGAAGCAGAGACACCAATCGAAACTAAAGAAAGCGAGGCTCCTGTGGAAGATTTAGCAACAGCGCCACAAGAAGCAAAGGCAGAGGCTGCTACTCCTACAGTAGAAGCCGCACGCCCAGTAATTACAGCACCATTAATTCAAACACGTGTGCGTACACCAATCGATTCGATGGCAAAGTACACAGAGCACAAAATTAAAGCTGCTCTAGGTAACGATGATTCTAAACTGTACATAGCTGCAGCAGATGACTCATTCTCAACTAACCCAGCATTTAACCCAACTCAATACCTAACCGAGTTTGTAACTAACACTCGTTTTGGTACTCCAACAATCGATGCATGTTCACAAGGCACATTACCAGCATCAGGTATGACAATTTCAGTACCATCTTTGGTAACTTCCGCTGGCGGTGGAACTGGTGTAGCACCAGTAGTAACTGTTGAAGCAGAAGCTGGCGCAGTGCAAAATACTGGTATGGAAACTGCTTACCTAACAGGTACAGTATCCAAATATTCAGGTATGAATACACTAAGCGTTGAGTTGCTTGAAAGATCAGACCCAAATTTCTATGCGGAGTTGACAACCCAGTTACAAAATGCATATTTAACAACTATTGATACAGCAGCCCTTACTGCACTTATTGCAGCAGGTCAATATTCTTCAGGTTGCGATGCAGATTCAGCTGGCATTATTGAATTTACTAGCGATGCAGCTCGTAAAATTTATACAGGTACTGGCTACTTTGCACAAAACTATATTGCCAACCCATCACAGTGGCAATTACTTCTACAATCAGTAGATAACACTGGTCGCCCAATTTACTCAGCATCACAGCCAATGAATTCAGGCGGAGATGTATTACGTACTTCAAACCGAGGTAACGTATTAGGATTAGATCTATATGTAGATAAGAACTTCACAGCTACAACTACTATAGATGATTCTGCTGTTATCCTTGCACCAGAAGCATTTACTGTATACCGCTCACCACAGGCATTTATGTCTGTTAACGTGGTAAGCAATTTGCAAGTACAGGTTGCAATTTATGGTTATATGGCCACTATTGCAAAAATGCCTAACGGCATCGTTAAGTTCAACCTTAACTAAAAACAAATCAGTAATCTCTGGGGTTTAGTAGCCCTAGCCCCAGAGAGCTATTAGTAAAGGAGTAGAGATGCCAGCCCAATTTGTTACAGTTGCGGAGTTAAGGGCGAATCTTGGAATTGGTTCTCTCTACTCCGATGCAACAGTAGAAGAAGTTTGTCAAACTGCAGAAGATTTAATAAGCAAATATTTATGGCATAACGATGCCCCAGTAGTTGGCACAGCAGTCCAAGACAATGTAGCAACATTAATGCTGGCTAATCCAAACGCATTTGTAGCAACTCAACAAATTACTGTAACCGCCTGTGGCACACCATTTAATGGTACTCATACAATTACTGGCACGATTCCGCCAAGCACAGGCACTACAAGCGTAATCCCATTATTTATGTACAACTGGGGTAATGTAAATTATCCTAATGGTTATTCATTTGTACAATTTGCAGTAACAGCTGCAGATCAAAAATTTCACAAAGTAGTCCCTTACGGAAACGCTAGAGGACCAGAGCACAAAACCCAGACTTATGCGACAACTCCAGCCATACGAGAAAGTGCCATGATAGTGGCCGTTGATGTCTGGCAATCCAGACAAGTATCTCAAACAGGTGGAGTCGGTATGGATGGGGTCAGTGCTAGCCCTTATCGAATGGGTTATCAGCTGATTAACCGAGTGCGTGGCCTCATCCAGCCGTATTCAAGTCCAGCATCACTGGTAGGTTAATATGCCAGCTGCGATTACCACACTACGTAGCACACTAGCCACAGATCTTACCAATGCTGGTGTGTGGTCAGTATTTGCATTCCCACCAGCTACATTACTTGCCAATGCAGTCGCAATCACCCCTGGCGATCCTTACATAGTACCGAGCAATAACGATCATGTAACAGTATTACCTTTAGCAAACTTTAGAATCTTAATCACTAAACCTGCGTTAGATAACCAGGGTAATTTGGCTGGTATGGAAGATTACATAGTAGCCGTAGTAACAAAGTTAGCAGCGTCAGCGCTGACACTTAATATATCAAGCATTTCAGCTCCAGCAATCGTAAGCGCTCAAAGTGGCGATTTATTGGTGTCTGAAATAACAGTATCAATCCTAACGAGCTGGAGTTAATTATGAGCAAAGAAGAAGATTTAGCCTTCTTAATAAAGACAGGCCAAATAAAAGAAGCACCAAGAGAAAAAGCACAACCTAAAAAGGAAGAGGAATAACAGTGGCAATTTACTTAAACAATAACGTGGGCATCAAGCTAGCGACCAACGCTGCGCCTACTACACCATCTATTGATATTAGCGACCTAGTATCTAGCGCTGTTATCAACCAAATCGTAGATGAGCTAGAGATTACTGCGATGGGTGACACCGCTCACCGATTCGTAGCAGGTCTACAATCAGGCACATTTACAATCGACTTTATGAACGACTGGGCAACATCTGAGGTAAGCCAGACTCTTAATGAGGCATTTGGCAAGACTCTAGCTGTATCAGTAATTACAGTTAAGGGAACTACAGTTTCAGCTGCTAACCCTACCTACCAGTTCTCAATCTTAGTAAATAACCTAACACCAATTGGATCAGCTGGAGTAGCCGAAATTGCTACATCTAGCGTTACATTTACTGTAAACTCTGGAATCACAGTATCACCTTCGGTACCATTTTAACTAAGGAGTAATAATGGCAAAGCTTAAAATTACTAGGGCTAATGGTGAAGTCACAGAACACAAGATAACACCAGGAATTGAATATAGCTTTGAGTTGAAATGGGGCTCAGGTATTAGCAAGATTTTGCGTGAGCATGAACAGCAAACCCATATTTTTTGGTTAGCTTGGGAGTGCTTGCGCAAATCTGGCGCACAAGTACCGTTATTTGGAGTTGAGTTTATAGACAGCCTAGAAACTGTCGAGGTATTAGACGAAGAAAAAAAATAATAAAGCGGGATTCTATAGTCTATGGAATAGCAGCATTGTCCGTAGAAACTGGGATACCGCCTAGCGAGTTTATCGATATGGACTCGGAGATGTATCGGGCTATTATTCAAGTGATAACCGATAGAGCCGAAAGGGTTAAGAATGCCAGCAGAGGTCGTAGGCGTTAAAGACGTTCTTAATGGGCTCAGTTTTATCGATGAAGATTTAAGAATAAAAATTAGTAAGGCTATTGATCCATTAATGCGAGCAGTGGCAGAAAAAGCCAAAGGCTTTGTACCATCTAATGGACAAGTATTATCTGGATGGTCGAAGCCACTATCTTCTACTATCGAACGACCATTCCCAAAGTATGATGGCAGTATAGTGAAAGCTGGTATTGGATATAACCCAGGTAAAAATGTGGCCACAAAAAATGGCTGGCAAGTAAGCCAATATGTTTACAATGTAAGTAGGGCTGGATCTATTTACGAAACCGCAGGCCGATTAAACCCACAGGGTAGAGCGCCATTTACATTTAGGCATGAGGGTAGTGGTACTTATGTTAGAAAGTCTGCTAAGAGCCAAGCATTAGATTTTTATGATTCAAATAACCCATTTGCTAGCCAGCAATTTATAGGTGCTTTAGAGCCAGTAACAAAGCCTAAGCGAGTACCAGGCGCACGTGGGGCAACAGGCCGAAAGATGCAAGGCCGTTTAATCTATAAGGCTTGGGCACAGGATAATATAAAAGTATACGATGCCATATTAAAAGCCATAGATAAAACAGCTGTAGAATTTACCCGCAAAACTGAAATTAAGAAGGTGGCATAGTGGCCAATATATTTGTAGCAGCCTCGGCGACCTGGAATGGTAAGGCGCTTAAAAAGGCTAAGCAAGATGTAGGTGTGTTTGACAAGCAAGTCAAAAAATTAGGCGGCACACTGGCCGCAGCATTTTCAGCTAGATCAATAATTAGATTTGGTAAAGAAGCAGTAAAAGCGTTTATGGCCGATGAGAAGGCCGCTAAGTCTTTAGAACAACAATTAAAGAATACTGGTTTTCAATTTAGTTCACCAGCCGTAGAGTTATACATAGCAAATTTACAAAAAGCCACAGGCGTATTAGATGATGAATTACGCCCAGCATTTCAGCAATTACTAACAGTAACAGGATCTATTACTACAAGCCAAGATGCGTTAAATACCGCCATGAATGTATCGGCCGCTACAGGCAGATCATTAAGCCAGGTGACAACAGCGCTATCTCGGGCGTATGCAGGCAACACTACAGGTCTTAGTAGGTTAGGTGCTGGCTTAGATAAATCCTTATTAAAGGCTGGCGACATGGATGCAATCATGGCCGAACTTAATAAGAAATTTGCAGGCCAAGCACAAGCTAGATTAACTACTTATGCTGGCAAGATGGATCTATTAAAAGTAGCCAGCGAAAATGTAAAAGAAGAAATTGGTAAAGGTATATTAGGGGCGCTTGCAATATTGGGTGAAGATACTAATATCGAAAAAACAACCAAGAAGATGGAAGATCTTGCTAAACAAACAAGCGACACTACTATTGGATTTGGTGCATTATTAAAAACACTTGGCGATATACCAGGTTTAGGAATGGTAGGCCGAGCCTTTTATGAAACCAGTACATTAGGATTATTAGCCAGATTAGGTAGGGAAAATAGACCAGCCAGAGAATTACCTGCTAACGAACAACGAAGTGCTGGTCGTATAACTGCTCAACAATTTAGAGTAGAAGTTAGACAGAAAAAAGAACTCGACAAACTTAGAGCTTTAGAAATAGCCGCCTTAAAGAAAAAAACTGCTGTAGATGAATTGGCTGCTAAGTTTGATGTAGAACGTATTGGATTTGCTAAAGCTTTAAATGAAGCCACCGATGAAGAAACCAAGTTACGCATTAAGTCACAAATAGCAATACTAGATAACAATGAAGCATTAGCCAAAAAGATACTAGCAGAGTTAGCCGCAGCTGAGGCAGCCAAGAAGTTAGCAGCAACTTACGATCAAGCGCTAGAATCTGTAAAACTTATGAACGCCAAGATAGCAGCATTCTTGGCAGATATGGCAAGTAAGGGGTACAAAACTACTACTGGTGGTGGCACTGATTTAGGTAATGTGACCTACGCTACAGCACTATCTATTGCACAATCTACTAATAGTCGTATAGATGATTTTTTAAGCCAGTTTGATTCCAACTCTAATACAGCTGCATCTACAGGTATTGTATCGACAGCAGCAAACCAATTTATAGGTACTCCATTTGGACAAACTGGTGGCAATACTCAAAACATTAATTTAACTGTAGATACTTCACAGACAGGCGATAGATTCGCAGCATTAATAGCAGAAAGTTTACAGATAGCCCAGAAGTCTGGCGTATCGTATGGAATTGCTGGCGGTCTATAATGGCTGTACCTACGATAAATGCAGTTATTAACTTTAGTACTGGCCCATCATTCGCACAGGCATTTTTAGTCGGATCAGGCATCCTAGGTACTAACGTATTAGCAGATAGCGCAGCTGTAATTGTTGATGTATCAAATCAAATAGACAAGATAGAAACTGCTAGAGGTCGCAACCCATTAAGCGATGAGTTTCAAACAGGCACATTATCTCTTCGCATCATAGATCAGAATGGCGATTTCAACCCACAGAATACATCTAGTCCGTATTACACATATTTAACACCTATGAAGAAGGTGCAGATTACTGCTACCTATAATTCTATTACCTATCCGATATTCTCAGGCTTTATTACAAGCTATGTAACTACTTATCCTAAAGAATCAGAAGATGTAACCTATACAACTATCCAGGCTGTAGATGCCTTTAGACTTGCCTATAATGCCCAGATAAGCACTGTTACAGATTCTGGCTCTGGACAATTATCTGGCACACGTATAAATAAGATATTGGACGAAATTGACTGGCCACAATCTATGCGTGATATTGATGCAGGCCTAACTACTATGCAGGCAGATCCCGGCACAGCTCGCACAGCCTTAGCTGCATTACAGACTGTTACACAATCAGAGTATGGCGCATTTTATGTAGATGCCGATGGTGAATTTGTATTTCAAGACAGATCAGTAACTGTGGGATCTATTGCTGCTACCCCTACAGTCTTTGCAGATGATGGATCAGGTATTGACTATAAGAATGTAGCTTGGATATTAAACGATACTCTAATTTTTAATAAGGCTACTATTACTAGGGCTGGGGGTACTGCCCAGGTAGCCACTAACCAGGCCTCTATCGATAAATACTTTCTACACAGCTACTTTTTAGATGGCCTACTTATGCAGACAGATGCGGTAGCCGATGATTACGCTAAGGCTTATGTGGCAAGTAGGGCTGAAACCTCGATCCGATGCGATGCTATAGAGCTTGATCTGTATACCCCTAATTACAACTCAGGTATAATAGCGGCATTAGAATTAGAGTTTTTTGACCCTATTACAGTCAAGACTACCCAGCCAGGTGGTTCTGTATTAGAGAAAACATTACAGATATTTGGTGTACGAAACTTTATCACTCCAGGCAGTTTCCGAGTGGTATTCACTACACTAGAGCCAGTGATCGATGGGTTCATAATTGGTAACGCTAATTATGGAGTACTAGATCAGAACGTATTATCTTACTAAGGAGAAAAAATGGCAACATGGCCAGGCGCAACAGGTGATGTAGTTACATCCGCTATGTGGAATGGACTACCAGCCTTTGAAGTACAGACTGCTAAGACTGCTGATTATACAGCTGCTAGTGGTGATGAGTACCAACAATTAGTACAAATAAATAAGGCTACAGCTATTGCATTTAAGTTACCTACAGATGCTACATATAATTTTGCAATAGGTACTGTTATTACAGTATTAAACATCGGTGCGGGAATTTGCACAATTAGTGCAGTAACACCTGGCACTACTACTGTATTAAGTGCTGGTGGCACAGCTGCCTCACCTACCTTAGCTCAATATAAATCAGCTGCATGTATTAAAACAGCAGCCAATGCATGGTATGTGGTGGGCGCTATTGCTTAATATAATTAGTAGTATTATTTCTACAGCAAGTTCTGGTGCTGCTCCTTCAACTTTAGTTGGTGTTTCTCATTTTACAACGCCTTTTATATCGGTTTATTCTTGGTCAGCAGGATTCGGTAGCAAATTTTCTAATCCAGCGACTTTACCTGCCGGTACTGGACGTGAATTAGATTTCACTTCAACATCTAATGCGATTGCGGTAAGCCATGACAACACGCCATATGTATCTGCTTACCCTTGGTCAGCAGGATTCGGTACTAAGTATGCTAACCCTGCAACTTTACCAACTGGTAATGAAAATGATGTTACATTTAATGCGGCAGATAATTTAATAGCAGTTGCACATGAAAATAGCCCTTATGTATCTGTTTATCCTTGGTCGGCAGGATTTGGTACTAAATATGCTGATCCAGCGACTCTACCAACTGGTAATGGTTCTGGAGTTGCATTCACTTCATCATCCAATGCAATAGCAGTTGCACATTATACAAGCCCATATATATCCGCATATCCTTGGTCAGCAGGGTTTGGAACTAAGTACGCTAACCCAGCGACTTTACCTACCGGTAATGCTATAAGTGTTGCATTTACTCCAGCTGGTGATGCGATTGCAGTTGGTCACAATACAAGCCCAAGAATTACAACATATCCTTGGTCGGCAGGGTTCGGTACTAAATATGCTAACCCTGCAACCTTACCTTCCGGTGCTGTTGTAAGAGATGTAACATTTAGTAAAACTGGTGATGTAATTGCACTTGGTCACGATTCAAGTCCATACATATCAGCATATCCTTGGTCGGCAGGGTTCGGTACAAAGTATGCTGACCCCGCAACACTACCAACAGGCCAAGGTTTTAGTGTTGATTTCTCAGCTAATGATGATTCAATAGCAGTTGCACATGAGGTAAGCCCATATGTCACAGCTTATGCTTGGGCGGCAGGATTTGGTACTAAATATGCTAACCCTGCGACTTTGCCAGCATTCGTTGGTACAGGTGTTTCATTCAATTAAAACAAATAACTAAAGAAAAGGAATAAAAAATGGCAATAGAAAACACAACACCACAGGTTGAATTAACACCTAAACAAGTAAGACAATTAGAAGTAGATGGATATAATGCTAACATAGCAACTTATAACGCATTACTAGCAACGCTTGATGGTAATTGGGATGCCGATTTGGTTCACTTAAAAGATTTAGAACCACAAGAAGCGGCAAGACAATGCCCAATGAATCGCTTACTAAGATTAGCGGTTTTACAACAACACGACCAAGTTACTAAATTACTAAAAACTGAAATTGTAGAAGGTGCAAAAGCTAAAGCAATTTTAGACATAATGTAATGAAACCCTGGCTATGTGCAGCTGGTGTGCAGTTAAGAGAGCAGATTGATACCTGGTATCCAGATCGCCGCTCTACCAGTGATGGGTGGATTGGTGATGCTCGTCATTCCACCATTAAATCGGATCATCGTCCAGACGAACGAAGCGGATTCGTTGTCAGAGCCATTGATGTTGATTCTCGCTTGGATTCATCCGAAGGGATCTCAATATATCTGGCTGACCAGATCAGAAAATGTGCGAAAACCGATAAGCGTATATCTTACGTAATCCATAATGGCATGATTGCTAGCAGGATATTTAATTTTAAGTGGCGCAAGTACAAGGGTTTTAATAAGCACACAAAGCACATCCATATTAGCTTTACAAAGTTAGGCGACAAAGATGGCAGAGAGTTCGATATACCACTACTAGGGGGCAAAATATGAAGATAAGCAAAAAGCAAAAAGCCATACTAAAATCCTATGCACGTGGGGTATTAGTATCTTTCTTAACATTTTTAGCAAGTAATGAATTAGGTTTAGACCCAGCACTATCTGTAATAGTTGCAGCTTTCGCTGGTCCAGCAGTTAGGGCTTTAGACAAATCCGATGTTATCGGTACTAATGAAAAATGAGTCCAGCGGAATGGGCTGGCTTTGGCGCTGGCGTTATGGCCGTGCTATCAGGCGGGCTAATCGGATTACGTTTCTTAGTTAAAGGCTGGCTAAGCGAGCTAAGGCCTAATGGTGGATCTAGCATGAAGGATCAATTAACTAGATTAGAGAAGCGTGTCGATGATCTATTCCTTATCATGAATAAGCGACAATAGCAATATGGCAACCGCACGAAAGCGTAAGAAAGTTAATAAGCGAAAGGGTAAATATACCCATGAGCAGATTAATACCAAGTTAGATACCTATGCCATCTCGTTGCGTGAGTTTTATTTGAGCTTAAGACGTGCAGGATTTCCAGTAGATCAAGCTCTAGGGATGTGCGATAAAAACGTATTCCCAGACTGGCTAACACCATCTAGTCCAGACTTTGATCCAGTTAATCCAGACCATGACCCCTACGAAGACGAGGACTAATTGCGCAAAATTGCGTTCGTGTCAGATCTGCAAGTTCCTTTTTTTAATGAATTAAGTGTTAAATCAGTAGGCCGTTTTTTAGGTAAGTGGCGGCCTCATAGAACTATCTGCATAGGCGATGAAATTGATTTACCACAGCTAGGCGGTTTCAATGCAGGCACTATTGATGAGATGGTCGGCAACATCAATGATGATAGAAAACAAACACAAGAAGTATTAAGTTACTTAGGAGTAACGGATGTACTAGGGAGTAACCATGGAATCAGACTCTACCGATCAATTAAAAAAAGACTCCCATCATTTCTCAACTTACCCGAAATGCAGTATGAGCGTTTTATGGGATATGACAAGCTCCAGATTAAATTCCACCCCTATGGGCTCGATTGGGCGCCAGGCTGGACAGCCGTTCATGGTGACTCTTTCCCTCTTAGCCAAGTACCTGGGCAAACGGCCTTAAATGGGGCTAGAAGGCTTGGTAAGAGCGTGGTGTGTGGGCATACCCATAGATTAGGCCAGTCGGCCTTTACAGAGGCATCTAGAGGCCAATTAGGGCGTACTGTATGGGGCGTTGAGGTTGGCAATTTAGTAGATTTGAGTAGTTCAGGCATGGCATACACAAGGGGCTATGCAAACTGGCAACAAGGCTTTGCCGTAGCCTATGTTCACGAGCGTAAAGTCCAGGTAATTACAGTGCCTATAAATTCAGATGGCAGCTTTATATTTGAGGGCAAACTCTACAAATAACGTTATCAAATCGTTATCAAATATAGCCGCTAAATCATCCACAAAGTCATACACAGGTGTCACACTATTTCCATGCCACAAAGCGTGAGCATAGAAAGTAGGGCTACATGTACACAGAGCTGAAAGACTTTGGGTATCTAATTATGTGGGGAGTGGTCTTAGGGTTATTACTTACCTGGGCTATTGGCACATATATCGAAAACGTCAAAACTATACATTACTGGCGAGGCCGTAAAGACGGCTGGGATATGCACCGAAGAATGGTCGATAACGATGTCCACAACAACTGAGAAACTATTCGCAGATGCAGTCACACTTATACATGAAAGAGGGATGCATTACGGCCACCCAGCGATCCAAATGGATCGAATTGCCAAGTTGTGGTCTGCGTATCTCAATTTCCCGATCACATCAAATCAAGTGGCAAGTTGTATGGCACTGCTCAAACTCAGTCGTAGCGTTGAAAGTCCAGAAATTGACGATCATTATAAAGACGCAGTGGCATATATCGCCATATCAAAGACCTGCCAAGAATACATGCAGGACAAAGACTTTCAGTGGGAGCAATAATGGCATTTAACTTAGATGATTATGAAACAGTTGAAGAACGATTAGAAAAATGGTGGAAAGATAATGAAGATGGATCTATTCAAACAGAACTTATTAATCGCCCGAATTCTAATCCAGATGAATTTGTGTTTGTGGCTCGCTTATACCGAACTACGGCTGATGCGACTCCAGTTGCGACTGGTTGGGCATCGGAGATACGCACTACTTCGAGCTTCAATAAGTTTGCTTGTGAGCTTGCAGAAAGCAGCGCAATTGGTAGGGCTTTGGCAAATTACATCTATTCGAAAAAAGGTGCAAGACCTAGCCGAACAGAAATGCAACGAGTTGCTAATACTTCAAGTGGAGCAGTTTTTACAGTCGAAAACAAACTAGAAGACCCAGTGCAGTGGACTACTACCGATTGGGTTGCAGCTGTGCCAGATACACCTAAGCCACCTGTTGATTGTTGTAGTCAAGGCATGACACTTAGGCAAGGTATTAGCAAAACAACCAAGAAGCCTTTCTATGGCTATGTATGTTTGGGTAATATCAAAGAACATGCTAAATGGGCATCACAGACCAGCACAGGCGCTTGGTACTTTAAGGATAAGGAGTAGATATGGGCTATGTCGCTATTATTAACGGCAGTGGAGTTACTGTTGAAATAGATGATAGTGGTGTGCATTTAGTTAAGTCTGTTATCACATGCGAGATGTGTGGGGATGACAGGGTTTTCAAAGATGGCACATGCTTTCGATGCCACGAATTGATCGCTCGTGACTAAATTCAAATGTAATGGGTGCAGTCGTGATACTGAGTTTTTATGGCTAGATCAGACAGATATGCCAGATGGATTCAAATTATACCAATGCATGGATTGCGGGGCTGTGGGATGCAAGAACATAGCTGAGCAGAAAGATGCACCTAAAGATAGCAAGGTTAGTAGATGTAATAGCTGTGGGGCTTGGCAGTTTGAGAAGCTGCCTTGCCACACTTGTCTATTGATTGGAGAATATGATGCCCACGTATGAATATAGCTGTAATGAGTGTGGTACTTATGGATCAATACATCGCACATATAAAGAGGATGACGGCGGGATGCTTTGCCCTAAATGTGGGTTAAATATGGCACGTATGTATTCAGCACCTGGCATAATCTTAAAGGGTACTGGATGGGGTTCTAAACCTTGATTAAACCATTTAGTTTAGAGTTATACGCTGACAATGATAACGCTAAAGAGTTGGTAATTAAATGGCTTGAAAGTAAGCGCTGCACAGCCTGGGTAAATCCTGACCAATATGGCATAGATCTATTGTTTAAGAATCCAGAGGGTGATTACTATAGCTGTGAGGTTGAAGTAAAGCATAACTGGAAAGGGGCTAAATTCCCTTTTAAGACTATGCATATACCAGCTCGTAAGCTTAAATTCGCCACAGATAATTCTATATTTGTCATATTGAACAGCGAGCGCTCGCATCTAATTATGTTACATGGTGATGATTTACGTAAAGCACCTATTGTGCGTAAGGATACAATTTATACCGAGGGTGAGTACTTTATAGAAATAGAAGTAAATAATGAGTGAGGCTGGTTATGATTGCACTTGGATCGATCAGTATGAATTTGTGCCATTCTTCGCCACGCCGTCTGACCTGCGGTTATCTTACAGGATTTGACAGTGTGTGATACCCTAAAAAAGCGTTCGATCTTAAATCGAAAAGCTGAGCCGCCCAAGGCCAGGCTCGGAAGGCGCAGAGTTTGGGTGAGCTCTATGCTAATTGCATTTAGCCTTTGCTTTACAAAAGATTATTCCGTTGCAGATAAACCAAGAGCTACTCATTACAAGCAATATGCATTTATTAAACTTAACCACTCATTTAGTGAGTTCTATTGCTTAGATGAGTTATATCATCATGAGAGTAGGTGGAATCCAAGCGCTCGCAACGGCTCACACTATGGCATACCACAAGGTAGATCTAAGTACTTGGCTAAGGTAGATGGCTTTAAGCAAGTAGACTGGGGTATCAAGTACAACCTAAATAGATATGGTTCTATGTGTAAAGCATTAAATCATTTCAAGATTAAAGGATGGCATTGAGTAAAAGAGCTATAGGTAGTGGCAAGTGGCAGAAGCTACGCATACAGATACTTGATCGTGATGGTTGGGTGTGTGTATTGTGTAATAAGCCTGCGCATACAGTAGATCACATCATACCTAGAGTTAAGGGTGGTGACATGTGGAGTCCAGACAACCTACAAAGCATGTGTAAGTCATGTAATAGCGCTAAAGGTGGGCGTTTTTTTAATAGCATGCCGAC